TATCAGGCAATAAGAAGGTCTTATAGATTTGGTCAAAAAAATGAAGTTAACATTTATTTGATTACAACAGACACGATGAGTAATGTTAAACAAGCGATTGATTATAAACAAAAACAATTTTTACTAATGCAGGAAGAAATGGCAAAAGCGGTAAATTTAAATTTATCTGGAAGTATAATGAGTTCAAAAGTATTTGATATTTCTCATGAAAATAACGAATGGTATAATATCAAAAGAGGTGATTCAGTTCAGTTAATACAAGATTTACCAGATGAAAGTATAGGATTATCTGTTTTTAGCCCACCTTTTGCAGAATTATATACTTACTCAAATCACATTGAGGATATGGGTAATTCAAAAGATTACAATGAATTTTTAACTCAGTTTAGTTTTTTAATAAAAGAACTACATAGGGTAATGATGCAAGGTAGAAATGTGTGTGTGCATTGTATGGATTTACCTATTCAAAAAGGCAAAGAAGGCTATATTGGATTGAGAGACTTTTCAGGAATGATTTTAAAAGCATTTGAACAAGTAGGGTTTATTTACGCAAGTAGAATTACTATTTGGAAGGATCCAGTCGTAGAAATGCAAAGAACTAAAGCATTGGGATTATTACATAAGCAAATAAAAAAAGATTCTACAATGTCTAGGGTAGGCATTCCTGATTATGTTATGATTTTTAGAAAGGATGGGGATAGAAGTAATCCTGTAAAAAATACTGAGTTAAGCGTTGATTTATGGCAAAAATACGCTTCTCCAGTATGGATGGATATTAATTATGGAAATACGTTACAAGGATACAGAAATGGTAGAGAAGAAAATGATGAAAAGCATATTTGCCCATTACAATTAGATACTATTGAAAGATTAATTCATTTATATTCAAATAAAGGCGATACTGTTTTTACTCCATTTATGGGTATTGGCAGCGAAGTGTATCAGGCTGTAAAAATGAATAGAAAAGGTATAGGTTTTGAATTAAAAGAAAGTTATTATGATTTAGCTAAAGCTAATTTAAAATCTGTTGTATCGTTAAAATCTCAAACCACATTATTTTAAAAACCAAAATTATGACACCAGAAGAAAGACAAAAAGCAATATCAGAGGCATTTTACAGCATAGCCATATACGCTATGGTAACACACACTCATTCACGCGATGGATTACATAGGCTTGAACACATGATGAAGATAATAGATGAAATTCCTGTAGTTAATGATACACAACATAATAATTTTAGTCACAGATTTTACAGAGGTATTTTAGAAGATGCTATAAAAATGAATAAAGAGTTTAACGAATCATTTACAAAACCATGAATGACATAAACGTAATGGTGGTAAATTATCTTAATGATGTTTATCACATAAAAGACACCAGTGTCGAAGGTGTAGAAAAGGCGATAGATGATATTTTTAATTTTGAAAATATTTTGCCTCAATACAAATCACTTTTTAATAGCTTAATGGTTGAATCAATTGATTTTGATTATGTGAGCGAAAGATTAACTTTTATAAAACTTAGAGACAAATTAGAAGCCGAATAAAATGGAAGTAGCGAAAATTGGGATAACTCCCGCACAAATAGAAACTTTAGCACAGGCAGGCGTAATTCCTGCTGGAACACCAGCCGCACAGGTTGAGGTATTTGCCGAAAGTTGCCGTCAACACGGCTTATCTCCTTTTAAAAAGGAAATATACTTAGTTGCATATAACAGCCGCGACGGTATGAAATATCATACCATTGTCGGTATAGATGGTTTACAGCAAAAAGCCGCAAGAACTGGAAGGTTTGCAGGAATAGATGAAGAGCAATATAACAGAATGTCAGACGGCACTTATCAAACATCTAGCCAATTAAAGGCTGCAAAAGAAATGCCTATTTCTTGTACCGTAACTGTATGGGCTATTGTTGGCGGCGTTCGATGTCCGTTTACCGCGACGGTTTTATTTTCGGAATATTATCCAGCCGTTTCATCGGGAAAAGATAGCTATTCTAAAGCCGCTACTATGCCATTTAACATGATAGCCAAATGCGCTAGGGCGAAGGCTTTAAAGATTGCATTTAGTGATGAACTTTCGGGACTACACATTGAAGAAGAAAAAGCCGCTTTTGAAGATGCTACTATTCAGGCCGCGGAAGTTAATCCTGCTGTTGAAATTAATGTAGAGGATTTAAAGACAAAAATACTATCATGTAAAAATAGGGATGAATTAATTAATTTATACGCATCAAATCCTGCACACAAGAAACACGCTGCTTTATTTACCGAAATGGCTAATGCTTTACAAAACAAAACAAATGAATGAAATAACCCATCTTAGTTTTTCGAGATTAAAGGCTTTGTCCCATTCACCTTTATGTTTGAAAAGATATATTGAACAGACAAGAACCTCGACTAAAGCAATGGATGAAGGTACTTTACTTGATTGCCTTTTGTTTGAGGAAGAAACATTTCATGATAGGTTCTTTATCATGCCAGAAGGTGTAAAGAAGCCAACGAGCTCACAAATAAACGCTAAAAAACCATCGGCTGAAACATTGGAACAAATAACGGTATGGGAAGGAATCCAATCAAGAATAGGCAAAAGAATTGTTATTACACAGGAGCAATACGACGATAGCGAGTATATAGCTGAATGCGTACGAAACAATAGTACCGTTGTATTTCAGGGCTTACTTCATCCGGATAACTTTCAATTTCAAGTAACTACCGATTTTTTCTACAAAGGATTTAAGCACAAAGGAATCAAAGATGCTGAAGGATTAGACAGAAATGGTAAGCATGTTATTTGGGATTTAAAACGAATGGGTGCGCGATCTGGTGAACAACTAGTAAGAAGTCAAATAAGACACAACCAATACGACCTACAGGCTGCTATTTATTGCCACAAATACGACATTGAAAATATACCGGTTGATTACTTTATAATTGCGGTTGATAATGAAGGATACGTTACTCCTTTTAAAATTTCCCGTGACGCTAGGGAAAAAGCCCGATGGCAATGGCATAGATTAATAGCAGCAGCGCACAGGGTAAATATGGAAGGTATGGATATGGGCCCCGAGTTTTGGGGAGATAGTGAAGGATTTTTTGATTTTTAAAATAAAATATAATGGAAATTCCAGAAGAGAATTTAACGTCTTTAGATTTTTTGTTAACAAATTTATCAGGTATGATTTATATACCCATGAATAAATTAAAAGAAACTAATAATATTATTAAAAAAGCAAAAGAAAAACATTATAATGAAGTAAACGATGCTTTTTTAAAGGGAATGAAACACGGAGGTGAATTAAAAAGCGATGAACCAAATTCATTTTAAAACAATATAAAATAAATTAAAATGACAGAGCAACAGGAAAAATTAATATCCATTGAATATCTTTTAGATATTATTGAAGATTTATTAAACGATAAATACCCTTATGATTTATCAATATTAGAACAAATTTCAATAAATGTATGGACAAAATATGAAAATGAATTAAAAGAAGCCTATGAAAAAGGGTTCGATGAAGGCGTTAAACACATTAATCAATTAATAATGAGCGACGAAAGATTCCCATTTTAAAAAACTATCATGAAAGAATATAATAGCAAGATGCTAGAAATAAAGGCTTTTTGTGAAGAGGTTAACGCTTGGATTAGCACAGCCCCGTCGGCTGAAATGCTAGACGAATGTGACGAATATTTGAGACAATTATCTGCTTATTACTCTCGATATACGGTTATATCTGGCATGAATGAAAGTATTTATTCTTATCTAATGATGACTTGCATTAGAGATATGCCAGAGGATGAGTATAAAAGAGTTAAGCACTCATCCACATTAACCGATTTTTATGTGAAAGGTAAATACCCGAAGGCTACGGCAATATTTGAGCAATGTAGGGCCGTTCAAAGATTATTACTCGTAACTTCGGATAATTATCGAACTTTGCTTAGTAGTTTTCGTCAAGAAAGAATATTAGTCGGTCACATGACTACATAAGATATTTGCAGACTTCGGGTTTAGGTAAATGTTATTTTCCCCTAATTAAACATTTCTTTCAGCCTAAATGCGTCAGAGGATGAATTGGCAGTCTGGAAAGACAGGCATAAGTGTTGTTCCATTGAGAAAGGAATATAATATAAAAAGCAACTAACAAAATGAGAAGGTAGTTGCCAACACAGAGGGGTTCTCTCCCTCAAATTTAGCAAGGTGGCTGAATTGGTAAAGGCAGTGTATGGGTCGCAACCATTGGGATTACTTGTTCCAACAAACAAACAAGTTTGCAGGTTCGAATCCTGCCCTTGCTACTTAGCATGGCATAAACGTTAAAGAAAAGTTGCCACAGGTTTATGCCGTATGCAGGCAGCCCTAAACGCTTAGGGTTAAACAGGGCTTAACCCATAAAGTCCTCAAAGCGAAAAATAAACGGGTGACAGCACGGAAAGACGGCAATTTTAAACCATATCGTTGACGTCAACAAAATGATAATTATGACATCAGATAAATTTTTAGGAAATGAAAATAATATTATTTATTCAGACAAAGAAAGGGTTAAACAATTAATAATAGCATCTGGCAGGAATCCAGACTATGACGAAAACAAGGCATTTAGAACAAATGAAAATAAGCTACGTTACGACCTTTGCCCAGCTATTGCACAAAGAGAATATGCGAAAGTTTGGACTGAAGGATTAAAAAAATATCCTGAAAGAAACTGGGAGAAAGGTTTTCCATTTTCCGAAGTTATCGCCTCCGCTATGAGACACTTGGAAGCCATGCGACTTGGTGAAATGATAGACGAAGAAAGTGGGCTTTTGCACTCCGCACACTTGATGGCAAATGCCGCAATGCTAACAGAGTTTTATTTTACTCACCCAGAATTAAATGACTTAAAAAAATGAATAATGAATTTGTAAGCTATGAAATTGCTTTAAAACTTAAAGAACTTGGATTTAATGAGCCTTGTCTTACATATTATTATGAACTTACTAGTAACCTAAGAACACATATAGGAGTTGACATAGGTAATGCCTGGATATACTCGGGAAATAAAAAATTAGGATTTACTTTAGCACCACTATACCAACAAGTTTTCCGTTGGTTTAGAGAACAATTTAACTGGCAGTCCCAAATAGAAGCAACAAATGACCAGCATAGCCATAAACTTGGTTATAATCATTTTATTTGGAACAATATAACAGGAGAAGAATATCATACAATGCCAAAAGATAGACCATCTGGTGATTGGTGTTTTACAACCTACGAAGAAGCGCAAAAAAATTGTATACTGGATTTGATTTTAATAATTAAAAACCAAAACAAATGAGCAAACAAACGGCAGTTGAATGGTTGCAAGAAAGATTATTGCTTTCTTTATCAGATGAATTAAAAAGTTTAAATGGATTTTTTGTTATTGCAAAAGAAATGGAAAAAGAGCAGATAACGGAGGCTTTTAAAGAAGGGAATTTATACCATGGATGGGCATTAAGTCATGAGCCAGAACAATATTACAATGAAACTTATAAAAACAAAGAAAAATGATTTTAACCGACAAAACTATCATTGACGAAATCGCAGCTGGCAACATTGTTATTGAGCCATTAATCGAGGCAAACATTGGTACAAATAGCGTGGATTTAACGCTGTCCAAAACTTTACTAATGTACACTGACCATGTTCTTGACGTCAGGAAAAAGCCCCAAACGGTAGATATTATTATTCCCCATGAAGGCATGATTTTGCAACCGGGTATTCTTTACCTTGCCTCGACCGTCGAATATACGGAGACCTTGCGACACGTTCCAATAATTCAAGGGAAATCAAGTTTAGGAAGGTTAGGTTTATTCGTTCATATAACCGCAGGATTTGGCGATGTAAATTTTAAAGGACATTGGACTTTGGAGCTTGCCTGTATTCAACCAGTGAAGATTTACCCCGGAATGAAAATTGCACAAATTTGCTACCACGACATTAGCGAAATGCCTTACACCGATTATGCGTCAAAAGCCGATGCAAAGTATAATAATCAGGGAAGTGATCCTGTTGCCTCAAAAAACTATTTAAACAAATAGCCATGACGGAGGAAGAAATAAAAGCCAAAAGAACCGCTTACCGGATAAAGCTTAAAAACAATTTGAGCCGTTTCCAAAGAGAAAAAAAACGACTTAAATTAAAAGAGTACAATAAACAAAGAAACTCAAACCTCACACCAGAGCAGCTTAAAGAAAAAAGTATAAAGGCTAAACTTTACTATCAAAAGAATAGGGAAAAATTATTGGCTCAAAAAGCGGAGTATCGTAAAAACAACCCAGACGAAATTAAAGCCTATCAGGCTGAATATCGGAAAAAGCAAAGAGAAAATAATGTAGAGGGCACTTCTTATTATCAAGAAAATAGAGAAAGATTATTAGCCAAAAGAGCCGAATATCGAGAAAAATATAAAGATGAAATCAAGGCTTATCAAGCCGAATATCGGAAAAAACAAAAACAAAAAAATCATGCTAACGCAAAACCAAAAACAAAAATTAAGTAAAGACATCGCCCTCATCATTGTGGCCGCTGGAGGTATCTTAACTCTTGCTTATGCTATTTACTTTATTGTTGACACTTTAAAAAAATGGTACTGATGAAATATGAAATAAAATGGAAGTTAGGTAAAGTAATTACCGAAGCACCAACGGTTGAGGAAGCCATTAAGAAATTCAAAGAAATGAGAATCGAGGTTCCAGATAAAGAAATTACGATAAGTAAGTTTGGTAAGTAATTAGTTGTTAAAAGTGTTGTTTTTGATCCCATATCTTTCGGTATGGGATTTTTTTTTAAATAAACACACAAATATTTTTTTATATAATTATTTATACATATTTTTACAAAAGAAACAAAAAAACATTTTTATCACCACTAAATTTTAACAAAATGAAACTAACAAAAGATGAAGCTCGAATATTAAGCGAAGCTATGGAGGAGTATAAGTACCAAGTAGCTAGTAATATTACATTAAAAGATTTAGGTGTGTTTACTAAATTACACGTTTTGCAACAGAAATTAGAAACATTTGGGAACGACAAACGCAGAAATGGCAGAACATCAAAAGATTCTTGGTTTGATTTAATTGTAAGATTATGTAAAACAAATAAAAAATAACAAAATGGAAAAGCAAATTTTTACAGTAATGTACTTCGGTAACGCTAAAATCTACCAAGATTTATGCGAGGAAGTGGCTGCCTATTCTAAGAGACACGCTGTTGAACAGGTTTATTCTAAATTAAGAAATGAAGATTACTTTCCTGAAGATATGTTTTCGTGGGGAGGACTTGTTAATGATTGTGATGGAAATGTTATTGCAGAAGTAGGAAGCGAAAGCATCGAGTACGATGGAGGCTATTTTTATGCTGAACAATTAACAACAGTATAATGAAAGAGCCAATAATCGAAACATACGTCCCACAGAACAAGCGCCTTCCTTATCAAGTAGCCACTGGCATTGGTGTTGCGTTTATTGTTGGTTTGATTTATTCACCAATAAATACAAGTTATAATTATACTTCATTTGTGCCCATCATTCAGCGCGATACGGTTTACGTTCACAAAATTACGTCACTTACCATCCAGGGCAAAGAGGAAAAAAAGGAAGTTGATGAAAGCGCCTACGGATCTCGTTCATACGGCTGGGAAGTGCGCAAGTTATCAGGTGAACAGTTAAGGCAAACATTGGAAGGTAGAGGATTTCGTAACCTTGCAAAAGTTGACCGCGCGAAGCTTCGTCGTATATACCTTGCTTACTGCTATGAAAGTATGTTGATGAACGTACACTTTTTAACTGACTTCCCTGTATCAATGATTTATTCTTTCTTCATCATTGAGGCAACCTCACAAGGGGTTGAAACAGAACTTTGGCGAAAGCACGCCAACGCTGGAGGAGTTAAAGCTCTTAAGGGTCATGGTACTGTGACGTATAAAACAAGGGAAGTAATTAGAGGCAAAAACAAGTATATAAGGGCTAAATTTATGAGTGCAGAATCAACGGAACAAGGTATGGAGTTATGGGCTGGCGTTTTGAACTCTGGAAGGTATGCTGCCTGCAAGAAGGCAAATTACAAGTTGAAAGGGATTAAACTTTACGAATCTATTTGTAAATGTGTGTATAAAAGCGGATACCACACAGACACAGATTACAAATTTAGAGCCTCGTTAATGGCGGAGTACTGGCAAATCAAAAGGGATAACTTCCCTTTAAAGAAAGATTACAATCAATTTTAAACTTAAAAAACAAACTAAAATGACAGAAAATCAAGCAGAATTTATTGGTTCAATTTCTAGAAATATTAAAGAGAAAGAATTTATTATTAAATCTTTAACACAAATAGATGGGGATGTTGTTGTCTTTTCTCCATACTCAGGAAATAAAGTAATGATAGATGATATTAATTTTATAAGGAAACTAAAAGAAATTACAATTAACCATTACACAGAACAATTAGCTTATTTAAAAGCACAACTTGAAAACTTATAAACCAATAATCATGACTGAAAGCCAAGCAAAAAAAGCATCTGATATTTTGCAAAAAATTAATGAATATAAAGAATCAATTCATTATTTAACATTTAGCGAAACTCATAATATCAAATTTGGTAAGCTACATAATATAAATAATTTTATTCTTCTTGATAAAGAAATTGTAGATGAAATAGTAAATAATTCTATTTATATTCTTAAAGAAAGAATACTAATATTAACTAAAGAACTCGAAAACTTATAAACCAATGGAAAAAAACTTTACTAACACCCAATTCAAATGGACGTTTGAAAGCATATCGGATAACATTCCTACTATCATGCTGATAACTATCCTTTTGACGTATGGCATAAATGCGTACCTGACTGCGATATTTTTACCTTTAGATTTTTGGTTGGCTATTATTGCAGCCTCAATTTTACAATTAGGGCGTTTTGCCGTCGTTTTCATGGACTTTCTTAATCCCACTAAAGGTAGAAGTACTTACCCACCTAAAATAGCATTAGGCGCGACTATTGTGGCTTTAATAGAAATATTCTTTGGATTACAGGAACATTACGAAGGAGGTGAGTATATCACTATGTTTTTATTTGTTGGAACTATTATTGTTTTTGGGTATCTTTTAGAAATTAATTTTGTTGATAAAGGGGTTGAAGCCTACGGAATTAATGAGCCAAAAATTATAAAGCGTAGAAGGCGTAAAATCATTGTTAAAAATGCCAATGAAGAAGTACCTAAAGCATTTAGAAGGAATATTACTGGAATACAAATGTCAATGTTTTAATTATGGAAAAAGAATTTGTAAGCTATGAAATTGCTTTAAAACTTAAAGAACTTGGATTTAATGAGCCTTGTTTTACATATTATTGCAATATTAATGGTAATATAAGAACATGTATAGTAGTTAGTATATATAATGCTTGGACATACGCAGGAACTAAAAAATTAGAAACTACTTTAGCACCATTATACCAGCAAGTTTTTAAATGGCTTAGAAATAAGTATGATATAGATTTTAGTGTCCTTACGACTTATTCTAGGTATAATGAGAATGCAAGTAAAAAATATAGTGGAGTTATTAATAATAAAACTGTATTTATCAATGTCGGTTTTTACGAAACTTACGAAGAAGCTGAACTTGCAGGTTTGCAAAAAATGATTAAAATAATTGAAAAGAATGAGAACATACATAGGAGTTGACCCAGCAATCAGATTAAACGGAATGGCTGCTTGTTTTATCCATCCAAACAAAGAGGTAAGATTCAAGAAGTATAAAAGGTTCGTGGATTTTATCCTCGATGTTACAAACTGGAAACAATACGAAAACCCTGTCGTTCTGGTGGAAGATTCCAGCCTTCAAAATGTAACCTTTAATTCTTCTATTAACCGCGCGATCCTTTCCCGTATGTCTCGAAATGTAGGCATGAACCAAGCAGCTTCGCGAATAGCCTATGAATGGATTAAAGAAAATGGATGTGAAGCTTACAATATTAGCCCAGAACAAAAGGGTAAAAAATGGGGTAAAGAAATATTTATGAAAGTATTTCATAACGAAGGCTACAAATTTGAACCAAATTTTAAAACCGCCAAAATAAGTCAAGACGAAATCGATTGTTTTTCTCTTGCTTTACAGGCTAAAAATTACCAAAAACATGAAAAAAAATAGTGAAATGATTGATGGCATTAGTGTTTCTACATGGAAAGAAATTGAAAAAATTTCTAAGCAATATCCAAAACCTATTAGATTTGCCGAAGGAACGCAAGCAAAATTATTTATTCTTAAATTTTATCTTGAGCCTTTAATGAAAGATGAACGCGCACCCATGGATATGATGGAACCTGGAAGGATGATAACAATAGCCTACAGATTTTATAAAGAGTCGGAAGGCGAAAATATTAAAAATTTAGCGTTAACTTTAATTAATAAATTTATAAATTAGGTTGATTACATTTTGTTAATTAGTGGTAATATCGGGGTAGCATTTGCGCTATCCCCTTTTTATTTAGGATTTAGTGAACCTATTTTTTCTATATAATCACCAACGGCCCTAGCGTGGCACAAGGCTATATTTTTTTGAAAGTCTGTATCAAACATTAATTTAGCATCATGATAATTCGTGAAGAAACCGTTTTCAGACAAAACCGCAGGCATATCTGTTTGGGTTAAAACATGAAACCTAGCTTCTTTGTCGTGGTCGCCATCGGTTGTATCAGCCCTAAAAATCCAATTTGGAAATTTTGATTTTACTTCCTTGAATAAAAATTCTGCATATAAATCAGATTTGGTTTGTCCTGGGGAAGTAAAGACTTCAAACCCTTTAGCGTTTTTGTTTTCCGCTGCGTTTCCGTGAATACTTAAATACAATGATGCTTTATAATTTTTAGCCGCAAAGTTCGCCTTGTTTACTCTTTTGGTTAGTGATGTGTCTAATATTTCATCATAAACTTTCATTGTTACAAAGCCCCAATCATTCAAATATTGTTCAATATATTGCACAACTGCCCGATTAAACACTCCTTCAAAAAACCATCCATAAGAATGAAATGCGCCATTATTGTGTTGTGCACATTTAGCAGGGTAGGTAGTATAACCATTAGGTAATTTTACCTTAGGATTAATACCTCCATGACCTGCATCAAGAAAAATACAAAATTCATTTTTATTCATAATTTACAATTTTAAAGGGAGGCATAAATCAATATACCTCCCTGAAGCCGCATAAGGTAGCGAATCGTCTGCGCCTATAATTTAAACCCGATGAGTGCAAAAGCTGCCCCAATGAGTGATAATTTTGGAGGTAATTTTACTTCTATCTCTTTGCCTGCACATTCGCGGCTTGTCTCCTTGATTTTATCCCAAATGATTTGAGCAAGTTGGACATATTCGCGCCAAGTAAACTTTACTTTATTGCCCTCCATAAAAACGTTTACCTCTCCCGCAAGTTCCGCTATGTTCATTGAATAACAAGCAATGTCACCTATGGGACTCTTGATTGTGTCTGCTGATTTTAAAACTTCTTTTAAATTAGTCTGCATGATTATTTGTTTTTAACGTCTGAAAAATCTAAGAATTGTGGTTGCTAAATTAACGCCCGTGATTGATTTAATGTTTTCGGAGATACTGTATAGTTCCGTGAATGCTATTAAGAAACTAACCGAATAAACTACTTGCGAAGGTAATCCAAATGTTATTCTTGCACCGTGAAAAATCATTATACCACAAAAATATACAACCACCTTTTGAGAAGTGCGATATAATCCTTTACTTGTTATCTTTTCCCCGCGTTTCTTTGCAGCAATGATCCCCGTCACTGTGTCCGCAAAAACTACAAAGATTGTAAAAATCAAGAAATGCTTGATGGGCAAAAAAAACGAAAATATTACTCCACAACAAATCGAATATGCGATGCCGTCGTAGCCGAGTTTTAGAATGTTGTAGATTATTGATTTCATGTTATTTAGTTTCCAGTCATTTTAATCCAATTAGTCCCATTACTTACAAGTGTAGCATATTTACCTCCTCCAGACGTCATAATAGCAGTACCTAATGTCGTGCTATTTAATGGCTCTACATTAGTTGTATTTGAATTAACAGCGCCAGTTCCAGAATTTTTTATTACAAGTGTTTTGTTAGTATTTCCGCTTGCTGATGGTAAAGTAATAGTAACAGTTGAATTTTGATTAATATTTACATACCAATGTGAATAAACACCAAAACTTGAAGATAAAGTAATTCCAGGGCCGTTAATAGCAAGGTATATATTAACATTGCTATTAGCCGTTGTCGTTAAAGTGCCGCTATTTAATGTTAACCCACTTAAAGGAATATCTACTACCTGCCCTGTGCTACTTCTACCAATAACACTTGTGGCAATGCCAGTTGCAGATGCCAAAGTAACTGTTCCGTTAAATGTTTTATTGCCTCCAAATGTTTGAGAGCCAAAAGATATTACAGTTCCTGTTTGCGAAGCAGTTGCGGCTTGAATGCTTAATACACCGCTTGCAACTGATAAACCACCCGCTAAAGTTAATTCACCAAAAGCATTGCTACTATTCATTCCAGCAACTTTTGTTAAACTTGATGTTGATGCTAAATTTGTTATACTTGCGCCTCCTATTAATGTACTAAATCCTGTTGCACTAAAAGCCCCACTTGTTGTCAAATCGCCCGTAAACGTTTTATTACCTGCCATACTTTGCGTAGATGTAGTAACTACACCAGATGCAGTAGTTGAAGCATTAGCAATGGTTATATTTGGCGTAATGCCTCCACTTGATGAAATAGGTAAAGAACCTGTAACGCTTGTTACCGTTCCGTTTCCATTTCCCGTTCCTGCACCAATGGCAGTTCTAAAACTTGCAGCATCTAAAGCAGTTACCGTATTATTAGCGTTAAATCTTGGGAATGTGATGGCAGAAGGGTTGGTTAATATAAACATTGATTGTCCAATAGTTGTACCTCCCAAATCTGTACGCATTCCATCAGCTGCTCTTTGGCTCACCGTATTATCAGCATTGTAACGTAAAAAAGATATAGCACCTAAATCAGCTAATAAAAATGTATTTGCGCCTCGCACGGTTGCGCCTAAATTAGACCTTGCAGCCGAGGCAGATGTAGCACCTGTACCACCGTTTAAAATGGGTAATGCAGTACCCGAATAAGTTAAAGCTAATGTTCCGCTTGTTGTTATTGGTGAGCCGCTTAAAGCAAAAATACTATTTGTATTTGGCAAAGATAGACTTACGCTTGTAACAGTGCCATTTCCTGTTCCTGCGCCAATATCTGTACGCACTTCGCTACTCGTCAATAAAGTTGCCGTATTATCAGAATTAAATCTTACATATTTATTAGTCGCTGAATTAGATAGCGTGAATAAATATTGCCCAATACTTGTTCCGCCTAAATTTGTTCTTGCTCCATTTGCCGTACTCGACCCTGTACCGCCATTTATTAAAGGTAAAATTCCTGTAACTCCTGTTGATAAAGGAAGTCCTGTTGTATTAGTTAAAACACCACTTAACGGAGTGCCCAATGCTTTGCCAGAACGATAGTAATTAGTAAGCATGTAAGATGTGTCTGCGTATCGTAATCTTAAATCTATACGACTACTTAATGAGGTTGTATCAGTCGTATTATTTACTATTACTGTATCACTATTATTAAATTTCCATCCTCCTTTAGTCTTTATATAGCTAAATAAGACATTGTTAATAGTATCGAATATGTGATAAGCATTATTTAAACCACTTGACTTAATAGTCATTGTGTCCAATGCCCTACCCCGATAAACCAGCCCGTCGCCCGTAGTCTGGAAACCTAATCTTTGCTTATTGCCTGTTGCTGGATACTGGGCACAAGCAAAAGATGATGCTAAAACAACAATGCCAATAACAAGACCTTGTCGTTTATTACCTACTTTGTTAATGATCTTTTTCCCGACTCCAAGAAGAAGCTCGCGAAATAATGTTAAGGCTACTTCGCCCACGGCTTTTAAAAACCTTCTTTCTTTTTTTGGTGCTTTGATTTCTTCCATTATACAATTATGAAAAATATGACATAATTAGAGCCATCGTAATGAGTAGATGAATCTATTGTTATTACTGACCCAGTAACGGTAAATTGGCTACTTAATAATTCTTGACCGTTTTGAAAAATTAAAAGTTGTTCAAGATTTGAAGGCAATACGCCTGCGTTTTTTGTAACAGTTAAAATAGCTGTGTAGCTATCTAAAAAAGATTGCTTAAACACTTTTGTAACGCTACTATTTTGCGTGTTTGGCTGACTATTTGTAGGTGTTATTGAGCCTGTTCCTGCTACGCCTCCAGCCGAATGATTTGGCGTTCTTCCCGAATCAAAATCTAATCCCCTAAATAATACTGTTTTTTCCGTGTATGGCATTATGATTGGTCTATGATTTCAATAAATGTACCTTGAACTATATCGGTTTTTAACTCCATAGTAGCCGTTTCCATGATAAATTTAACATCGTTATTTTCAATGGCTACATGAGGATACCATGGATTATCGTTATCTAAAACCTGAAAAGACATATTAAGCATTTTTCTTACCGGAAACAACTGACCTTTAATAATTTCATTTACCAATAATTGATTAATGTTTTTTCCGTTACCTATATTTTTTACACGCCACCCATTCCCATCGGTTATTTGCCACGTGTTACTATCGTTCTTTACTCTTATTGCACCCGGACTACCTAATGATGGGCCATCACCAATAAACACCCTTTTTTTAACACTTATACTACTCGTATCATTATTAAATGAGCCATAAACGACTACGTCATTTTGACCGTTTAAATTTCCAGCCGCTAAATGTTCCATGAACAAGTTACCTAACTCGTAAAATTTTAAATAGCTTGTAAGTAAATCTGTTCCCGTTGCCGTTTGAATCCTGCTTAATAAAAACCTTACACCAACGTCTCCACTTTCAGGCATTGTTGGTGTAGTCCAATTTACGATAATATTATCAACTGTACCACCTGCAGCAGGTAAGGTAGTCGCTCCACCCGGTAGAATAAATTTATAATAGCTAAATGTAGTTTCCCAACTTTGGGCGGTAAATGTATGCTGAAAGCCATTATAGGTAATATCCCTTTTTAGCCAATATTTTACATGATTAATTTTGACGTAATTAATTTTACCGTTAAATGTGCCACTAGGGTCAAAAGTTAATTGTTGTGTTGAAATACAAACAATCCTTTCATAATATTCCCCAGTAGTTGTTATGCTAAAAGTATCGCCACCCATTTTTAAAACTAATGTACCGCTTGTAACTTCAATACCGAAAGATATATAATAAGTAGCCCCATTTGTGGGAGTGAAATTAGTATAAACTAAATCACCCGTTGCGTTGGTTGCTTTTGCATAACCTAAAGCAGCTCCGCCACCATCGGAAAAAGTCCAGCCGCTGCCTAATGTCCATGTGGTAATTTCGGGAGGTCTATTTGCAGTTAAAAAATCTATTAATGGCACTACGATAGGTCTTAACTCAATAACAAAAGAGCCCTCTACTATATGTTCTGCAATAGTACTTGAACCTACCTGACTATCTCTATATTTCATTACCGAAGTAAATGTTATAGTGGCTTCATCATTATTATAATCTAAATCTTTTGAGTTAAAAAACTCTGTGTTTAGGTTATTAAATATTTTACCAGACAATAAATTTACCGAGGCAATATGTTCATATTCAATATCCAAATCTTTTATATGTCCATAATATCCCCATTTACCACCACTAAACCTAAGCATTTTATTTGTTTCGGAATAGTTATCATTTTCAATACTTGATTGAAAACTACTTTGTTGTAATAAAGTAGAAGTTAAGTAATAAATATTGATTAATACGGCTGAATCTAAATAAGTATTTGGCTGAACCATAAAGAATTTCCTATCGGAAAAAAAGAACCTTAATCCCAATGGAACCATTATTCTTTTTAGAACATCATAGCACTTCATGTAGGTATAATTACCTTTACTATCTATTGTGTAAAAAACCTTATGATTTACCCTCATTCTAAGGAGTGGGTCAATAGATGTGGAATAAGTCCATGAATCTTCATGCCATTGAAAAGCACTAGCCAAAACGCCTATATTAGTGCCGTATATTGATTGAACGTAAGTAAGTTTTTGTAAACAATTATTTACATGATTTATAATAGTATCGTCACCCTGATAAACATCGCTTCCATCGGGCTTATAATCAATTCCCTTTAACCACCCTATGCCATCAATAGCATTTATGGTGTAATTATATCCCATCTCTAATGGAATGTCATCAAACTCAATTAAATCCGCTAAAATGTAGCCATACCAATAAAAGTTTGGTGCATTAGATGTGTCGTAACCTATTAATTGAATAGTAAATCTACCCTCTGGTGCCGTTAAAAAGTCGGTTAATAATTGTTGCTTTGATTCAGTATCAATAATTATACTAAACTTAAAATTACTTCCAATAATAGGAGCATATCTTTCTAAACCGTTTTCTACATCGGCTTGCCATTCGATTTGAGAGCTTGTAACATCCACGTCAATAGTTGAGCCAGAAAAAGAACTATCATCTATTACTAAGTAATATTTACGTCCTTTTTCTGAATAAAATGTAGATGTATATCTTGCTGCCATTATCTTATTCTTGAATTAATATTCCTGGCTTTTTCCATGATTACCAATAAATCACTTCCAGCTACTCTGGTGGTTAATATGTAAGGTGATCCGCCACCATCTAACATTCCCTTTAATTTTGATAATGGAGCAATTACTTCTGGGTCAACTCGTGCGTTCCTATTATCTCCTACAGTTGCCATTGTTGGGCCGTAAGCTAAACCGCCCTGCGCAAGTTTTGGAGGTGCTACTTTATTAAGCATTGTGTTAAATAAAACGGCTGCACCTGCACCTGCTGCACCTGCTACAGCTATGGCACCAGGTCCTAAAGTTTTACTTAATGGCCCGCCTAATATACCTTTTATAATACCTGCTACACCTTCTTTTATGTATGCGCTAATAATCATTCTAGCGGCTTGCATAGCTGCACTACCTAACTTCTTCATGTCAGTTTCACCTTGCACTGCTAAATTAGAAAAAGCATCTGTAGCTGCAATTAATGCGCTAGTCAATGTATTGCCAAAACTCATCATTTGAGCTTCAGTAGAAACAAATGAATTTTTTACTTCTTCGTTTGTTTCTTTTAATCTTTGATTACTTGCAGATGCTGTATCTAATTTTATAGCCAATAAATCTAAAGTAGGTAACATATTTGTTATTCCTGTAGATTGAGCCGTTATTGCAGCTACGGGACTTGTACTACCTCCACCGCCACCAATTATTGTAGTTGCTGCGGATTCTGTAGCATCTGTTGGTACTACATTACTTCCTCCTGTTATTGGTTTAGCCGTTGCGGTAAAAAGGCTTTTAAATTTACCTTTAAGGCTATCGACTGTTTTTCCTATTGTTTTAAATTCTGCGGCTACTATTCTTTGTTCTTCTTGGTATTTAGTCATACCAGATAAATCAAATAATTGCAAACCTAATGCCTTTTGTAAAGTGTCTAATTTGCCTAAAACAAAAGTAACTCCCTGCATTACGGAGTTCTTTATATTTATCCAAATGTTTTTAAAGTTATCGCTAAATGCTTTCCAATTATCATAGACATACAAAGCAATGGCACCAACCGCAGCAATGGCAGCCACAACAGCAAGTATAACAGGATTAGCAAGAATAGAAGCAAAAGCCGTAGATATTGCACTACTCATTAATAAAATAGTAGTTCTAATTAATCTTATTGTTCCAGTAAGTGCGCCAAAGGTTGTAATCAATTTACCTAATATAAATATAGCAGGCCCAATAGCTGCTACAATTAAAGCAGTTTTTACGATAAATTCCTGAGTGGCAGGATTAAGACCTTTAAATCCCTCTACTAAATAGTTTATCTTTTCGGATAAAACGGTAAATACTGCCTCTAAATTCAAACTATTATTAATAGCTTTTCCAAGTTCCGCAAGACTATTAGTTACATTGTCTTTTAGGTTATCAAATGCATTACCTAAGCCTCCATTGGCACGTTCTAATTTACCTAAAGCCGATACCGATCGCGTAATAAATTCTTCACTATTTACACCAATGGCTCTAATGCCTTCGGCTGTAACAGTTCCAAATTCCTCTTTCATTACACGCGCAAATTCAGGCAACCTTTCTTTGATTTGATTTAAATCTTCCTGGGTAACTTTACCCACCGCGCTTATTTGACTAAGAGCCAAAGTAACACCACTAAACTGTTCTGCACCACCTCCAGCCCTTGCTACTGCATTACCAAATTGCGTTATCGTTTCCCTTGCAGCATCGGCACTCATTCCTACAGATTGCAAAGAAGCCGAAGCCTTTACCACTTCAGGTAAAGCAAGCCCAGGATTCTCGGCAACCTTTCGTAGTTTTTCTAATTCGACTGCTGCTCCTTCGCTACTACCCATAATGGCAATTAAACCATTTTGCAGTTTTTCCATATCCGCAAAAGATTTTAAAGCAGCAGCACCGACACCAATAATAGGTAATGTCAATGACTGGGTTAAAGTTGAACCAAGATTAGACATATTTTGTCCAAATCTTGTCATAGATTTTTCTACCTTACCTAACTCTTTATCGAGATTAGTGGTATCAATTCCCAGCTTTAAAAGTAACTTACCTATTGCCATTTATGCTTCTTTATCCCATTTGTCAAATATTGTTTTGTCGGTATTTGTCAAACTTCTTTTAGTTTCTTTTTTAGTAGGATTTTCCCAAGGAAATTCGATTAAATCTTTTGGCTTTAAACTCTTTCCTTTTGCCGTATGGACATTTAGTAAAAGTGTTGTTTGCCATCTTAATCGTTCCCATTCTGTTTGTTCCTGTTGTCCAAAGAAATTGTTATAACCTTGCATAGCCATAACAACCTCTTTAAAACTCATTTCATTGTATTGCGAAGGAGGAAATCTTAAAACTCCGAAACAAAATCGCTCGATGTATTCAAGTGTGAGCTCTCCGCCTTCGCCAGTACGTTTTTTTGGCTTTCATCTTCTGGAGGTGAAATCTCGTTTGAAATCATTTCCATTATACGAGCTATGCCACCCATATCAGTATCGACCAAATCGCAAAAGGATTGTAAATCATAAGGACATTTTTCTCCTTTAGCTTTGTACCCTTGTTGAACGCCTGCAAAGGCTAATTCAAGGGCTAAAAGAAGATCTTCGCCAAGTAGGGAAAGGTCACTTAATTTAAGCTTCCTTTCCCTTAAAAATGTACCTAAAACGAACATACCAAATTTAATTGGAATGTCCGCATTAGCTATTTTTATTGTTTTCATTTTAGGTAATTTTTAAATTATGCTTTAGTAGTTTTCACAATAGCCCCCGTAACTTCGAATGATGCTGAATAGCTTACATTCTCTTCCACGCCAGCGTTTAAGTCTAATGACGTACAAATGGCACTCATAGTGTAAACATTATCGCCCACAACGTCAGTAGTAAACTTAATAGTCAATGCTGTACCTGCCACAAGGTCGGCAAATAAATCATCAAACAAATAGTTTGTAGAAGCATCCCCCGGGCCTGCATATAACGCCTTCCTCCAGCCGCTGAATCCTTTGTAAGAATTTCACGCATAGCAGATGAAATGTTCATTTGGCACGAAGTAGCATAACCGATAGCCGTACTATCTTTATAAAGCCTCATTAACGTACCATTAATTATTCCTGTAGTTGGCATGATTATTTATTTTTTGGTTTAGTAATTTTATTATCATTTGTTTCGTCGTTAAAATACGACATTGGAACAGGAATAGGAATGTAAACAGGATCTTGTTGAGGCTCCTCTTTAACTGGCATTTGCTCAACTACATAATCTTCATCAAGTAGCTCTGCTATACCATCCTTTATCATTTGTTCCCCATATTCAGAAAGAAAAACGCCTACTTTACCCGGCTCTTTTCCATTCCATTCTTTTAAAAGTCTTAATTTCATCTTTTCATTTTTGCTAAAAAATCAACACTCATCCAATATACCGATAATTCAGCGTTATAAACTTGTGAATCAGACGCAGTATATTTTATACTTTGAACTTCCACGCCTTCGACAGTACCAACAAATCTATCCAACCTATTTCTAATAAGGTTGGCTAAATCCTGTGTATCGTCATAGTTTTGGGTGTAAACATCTATTTGTAGTGAAATCTCCTCTAAGTTACTTTGTCCGTCTTTATAATCTACAGGAATGCTATTTGTGATAGTGTAAACAACAAAAGGATATTGTACATTTTGAGGAACAATATCAGGATAGATTTTACTTCCAACGTATGCTAATATTGCCCCGTCGGTTGATAACCTGCTGTATATTAATTTGCCTATCATGATATTTGCCAGAATTTTTTAGGTCTTTCCTGCATAATGAAAATACATTCATTACGCATCGTTTTAATTACTTTTTCCCTACTCAAATTTCTTGCTTGTATCACTATTTTGTTATACCATGCTCTAGTACTTCCAAAAACCATGTGCGCGTAAAATCCATTAGTTCCTTCGCTGCTATTAATACCTTTATTCATTGTATTTCTTTTATACAATGGTCCGATTGCTCCGACTGCATAACGGTACGATTTAAGATTTTTAGATAAATCAATAATAGACTTTCTTAAATTACCCGGTTGTACAATCATAGAAGCGCCATCACTTTCTGCCCATCCTTGCATTTTTTTATTGCCGAAAGGATTGGTACTAATACGGTGCGACTTACTGCTTACTGGTACTAATGACTTATACACCTGTAATGCTATAGGAGTAGCCGAATCAATTACCCTGCTTCTTTCTTTTACTGTACATTGTTCCATTAATTCAGCAAATTCAATTACTGCATCTGCCAAACCTACCACTCTTAGGCTTATACCTTGAAAACTCCTTCTACCTGCGTAGTTGGATTTTTGAAGTTCTTTAAGGTGATTTATTTGTTTAGCTGATAAATATCCCATTGTAAATTATTTATAGGAGAATACCTAAGCATTCTCCTAATTTTTAGGCTACAGTCAAAGTAAGCTGAGATGCGTTGAATTTTACTTCATCACCTACAGCGATTGATTTACTTGCACTTAAAAGACCGTGAAATAAAACGTTTGTTCCAGTTGCACCATCAAATACAGCAAAGTAATCAGCTGTAACAGCAGAACCAGAAGATGGAGTTATAGTAATAGCCGCAGTATTAGTTAATGTACCTGCGCCACCTGTTCCCCTTGTCCATCCACCAGCTGCAACTGGAACACGCGAAAGCAATGCAGTGCCGCCTGTGCCTGTGTCAGTAGGATTGCCATTAAATAACTGAACGTAGGTATTTGTTGGAGCAGTACCCATGTCTGTTCCATTTATCCATCCAGTTATTTTGTCTTCTAAAAAATTTCCAAAAGCTCCCATTTTATAATGTTTTTAACGTTAAAAATTTATTTCTTCCCAGTTGCCTGTTTCCTTATTCCATTGATACATTTTGCCATCATTTGGATAAGGTATTGGTGATTGCCAAAGGCAAGTATCTTCGTTTAATGTCCATGAGGGAAAAGGTTTTGGAGGTATAAAAGCATCCCTAATGCTATCGTAATAGTAACCTATTCCAGCATAGTTTTTTCGGAATGCCTTGCTTTGGTCTTGGCTTGGTGTATTGTTGTCGGCTTGGTAATGGATGCCGCCACGCGTGTTGTATGATGTTCGTTTATGAACAATACCTAATTCATTAAACCAACCAATTTCACCATCCCAATCATCTTCATGACCAGCACTTTTCATATTAATTACAAAATTATTTTCATCTAAAACTGCGTAATATGCCATAATTATTTTTTTACCACGAAATATTTCCATCACCAGCCGTAAATGTATATGTTTTATAACCACTTCTTGTTGTTGATGGTGCTGGAGCTGTTGTTCCTCCAGCTGCTTGACCATTACAAACATGGGAACTATGTATTGTAAGTAAATCTGGGAATGTGTTAAGGTATGAAATTATAACCACACCTGAACCACCCGATTTACCTCCTCCACCACCACCTCCAGTATTTGATGATCCTGGCTGGTTAGCAGTTCCTCCACCACCTGAACCACCAGAAGCATTTCCATAATTAGTTCCACGCATACCACCACCACCACCAGCTCTTGGAATTGAATTACCAGTTATTGATGAAGCTATTCCATCACCACCACTACTTTGCGCATTTGTATTTCCTGCTTCACTTGCACCACCACCACCACCAGCTTGATATGTTAAAGGAAAATTTTCCCCTTGAGAACCAGTGCCACCAACAAATCCTTGATTAGTTGTCCCACTACCTCCTGAAATTCCTTCAATTGCTTGTGTGCCACCACCTGAACCACCTGATGATGGATTGGTATCTGGACCTCTATAACCACCATAACCGCCACCATTTGATGTTATTATTGAAAATACAGAATTAATACCAATTGTACCTGCACTACCACCATTACCGACAGTTACTGTGTAATTTATATTTTTAGAAATATTTATAGAAGTTTCAGAACTATTACCTCCACCAGATAATTCGCCAGATACAGAACAACGATACCCTCCAGCACCACCGCCACCATTACCTATAAGAGTACCATTACCACCTCCGCCTCCACCAGCAACTACAAGGTAATCAACCGTTACTCCAGCGGATTCACTTGTCAATGTCGCACCAGTCACCGTTGCCGCTCCGCTTACACTTGCCGCTAAAGTTGCCGTTCTTGCTATGGTTGCATTCGTGACAGTTGCAGTGCCTGTAACATTCGCTATAAACGTAACACCAAATGAAGCCTCAGCAGAACTTTCAGCCATTGCCGTAGCACTTGCAGAAATAATTCTTACTATTTGAGCATCGGCACTTGTTAAAGCCGTAGCATCAGCAGAGGCATTGACTGTGTAGCTTAATTGAGCCGTTGCAGATGTTTCAGCAGTTGTAGTTGCCGAAGCGTTAACAGGTATCGTAATTTGAGCGGCTGCATTAGTTTGCGCCGAAGCCGTTGCACTTGCTTCTAAAACTTTAGTAAGAATAGCCGTTGCGCTTGTTTCAGCTGCGGTTGTAGAACTACTTTCTAATGTTACTATTCTTGTTAGGTTTGCCGTAGTTTCACCCGTTGCGTTTACCGAAGCATCTACCAATACAATACCTTGTGTTACAACATCCAAAATACTTGTTGCCGTAGCGTTAGCATTGACAGAGGCAGAAAGTAATTTAACGAGTTGAACACCTCCCGTAGTTGTTGCTGTAGCATCAATACTGGATTGTATATTTTTTGAAATAGTAATTGGTGCGCTAACATTTGCATTAGCATCAACTGAACTATTAATATTTATAACTTTTGTAAGATTTGCCGTAACATTACCTAAAGCATTAACCGAAGCCGCAACGTCAACCGCGCCTTGTTGGAAAACTGTAAGGTCGGCAAAAGATGATGCAATAGCATTTGCCTGCCCAATGACAGACATTATTAATTTAAGATTTGCCGACGTTGTGGCGATACCATTTACCGAAGCTGCGACGTTAACACCCGTAAGGATGTATGAATCGTAAAACACTCCCGTAAATGAAATAAAACGCCTATCGTGACTAACCTTTAAATTTTTTACTTGATATAATTTGTCTCCCCAAACTACGCGAGATTCTTCGGTAATTGTGGATATATAACGAATGATAAAATCGCATACATTTTTAGCCGTGTTTTTACCATCTATAATAGTCTCATTTGAACCTGGTAACTTGCTTTCTGCAAATGCCCAAATGGTAGCAATATCAGCCCAACTTTCGGAAGCAAAACCACTCAACGACCTTACTCGCGTAACGTTCTGAAGGATAATCCGATCCCTCATTTTACCAGTAACTTCGTTTTTGTTGTACTTCATTATAAAATTTGTACTCGATATTGGTCTAATAAATATTCAGATGCTGTAGGTAATTTTTTGACATAATCCTGTCTATTATCATACGCATCAGTAAGCATTAATAAAATGGCTTGTTTTATTTGAGCAGGAACAGAACTAGGTTCTGAACCATAACCAGCCGTGTAAGTTATTGTAACATCATTTATATTACCGTATAATGTAGGCCATGTTTTTCCGTAGGCTAAAGATAGCCTTGCAGGCTTTTCAAAATTATCTACTATGTAATTATTTGCGCTAAATGTTTGTGTAGTGTTTTGGCTATCCGCGTATTGAAAAGAGGTAACCGAAATAACAGGAGATACAGATAAATAAATAGTGCTTAATCTTAGATAATCTAATTTTTCTGTTATAGTTTGTGTAATAAGGGCTTGATTTAAATACCTTTCAGCTGCTTGTCTGGCACTTTGCAACAAAGTAGTAATAAGGGTATCTTCGGTTGAATCGTCAACTTTTAGATAATCCTTTACTTCTTGTAAGGTGAAGATTTCGGTTGCAGGTTGCGTAGTTACTTTCCAAGCCATTGTACATTTTTTAAAGTAGGGATGGATATTGCTACCCATCCCAATTTTTATTTACTAGGTCAACTTATTAGCTAAGTGCTTAATGGCAGCAGTTTGTAAAAGTTTACCGTCATATCTCGCGTATAGTAAAAAGCCTAACTCCATTTCGTCCATAAAACGCTCACGTAATGGCACTAGAACATTATTTGAAACTTGACGAATAAGGTATTTCGACCAATCACCAAAGTAAATAATTTTTGCAGCAGTTGCCTGTGTTGCAGGAAGATCGTTGTTCACAAAGAAATTATAACCCAACAATCTATCAGGAATACCATCTCTCAATGATGGTTGAAATAAGGTTGTATTACTGTTATCTAAGTTTAGTTTTCTAACCGCACTCAAAATAGTATCGTTCATCATAAATGCAGCCGATGGGCTATTTCTGTAGGCAATATCCACCGAGTGAATAAGGTCAACTAAGTTTGAGGCAGTGAAAGCCGTTTGAGACGCAGATACCGCACCCTGAGTAGTGTTAGCAGCAAAACCCGTAGGCTTTCCAGAACCATCACCCGAAGTAAACGCTGTGTTTAAGCCTCTACCTAAACGCTCGCCTAACATGATAGGTAATTCTGTGTTCAATAGACCAAACTCATCATTCGCCCACTCAACAGATACCTTTACCAATGTGTTAATGACGTGAGCTGCAAAAGTTTCTCTTGTAAAGGTCATGTCCTGAACAGTAACCGCTCCGCCTTCGGTATGCCATGAACCAGTTGTGCCAGTATCATTTACTTTCGGGTAGTACAAAGTACCTGCCTGCGGAGTAGTAATAACACGAGATACCTGTAACATTGGGCCATAATAAGCCATTGTTTTTTCGAGCTCATAAGAGAATTGGTAAGGTATAACGTAACCACCAGCTAATCCACTTTCGGAAGTAGTAATAGTTGCCGTTCCACGCATCTCTTTCAACAAAGATTGGTCTTTGCTACTCAACTCTCTTTTTGCGATAGCTTTCATAAACGCTACCTGATATTCAGGAGATTTAACAATCTCTCTTTTATCGGTAGGTAATGCAGCTATACTTTCCTCAATTTTATTAACGCCTCTTTCTTCGGTGTTAATGTCGTTCCATCTTTCAAGTCTTGAAATCTGGTCGGTATAGTTTTTAAAGTTCGCATCAGCTGCATCCCATTGTGCCAGTTCTTCGGCATTCATTAGACGTCCCTCGGCTGATGCTCTCTTTTGCAAATCTTCCATTATCGCATAATCGGAAGCCCGCTTTTCTCTCAATAATTTAGAGTTCATTATTTTGTTTTTAAATTTAATAAATGCAGGGCGTTCCTGCGTAACTCGTTTTGAATATTAATTTCTGACTTAACAGATATATCAATTACTTTCTGTAATTCTTCATCAATAGAACCTTTCTTTTCATCGTAGCTTCTTTTAGCAACCATAGTATCAGGATTTGCGGGATAAGTTACCGGTGAAACATCATACACTTTTTTGATACCTCGAATTAATCTTTTAGGTTTCATTCCTTCCCTTTCCTGCCAGTCCTCGGCTTCTACACTAAATGCAAATGAAGATTGATAAACATCGCCACGTTTAACCATTTCCAAAAGGTCATTACCTAAAGTAGTGTTTGGTGATTCAAAAGAATATTCTAAGGCATTACCAGTAAGATTTAATTTTAAAGTACCTGATTTAGTTCGCGCTAAAACCATGTTTGCATCATGATTAAATAATGCCACCACGTCCGAAAAATCAGAATTTTTAAATACGTCTGCACTCATTTCTTCATCATACCATCCCATGTCATAGGCAGAATTAAAAACGGTTGCCGTTCCTATAATCGTGCGAGATTCTGGCATTGCCCTAAACTCGTAATTTATACTTCTTTTTTCCATATCTTTTAATTGTTACTATCGTTACTATCGTCGTTTATAGTTTCTTTTGTTGGTTCTATCTTTATGTTAGAAGCTAATGGCAATTCATAGCTATCTCCACCCGGATAAGGATTCATATTTTCTTTAATCCTTATTTCGTTTGGTGACATCGCCAGTACATTACGCATAGTAGTATAATAAGAAGATCTTGCAGCCACGTCACCGCGAAGTAATCCATCTAAATTAAAACGAGTGCTGTATTTATCCTTCTCAACCTCAAAAAATATCTTTCGGTTAAACTCTGATTCTATAGTTTCGCAAAGAGGCATAATGGTATAATTTACAAACATTTGGCTTAACTGTTCCATGTTGCCAAAAGTTGCTTTATCCATATCTTCCAACAAAACACCCGGAACGCCTGTGATTCTTGCTATGTCCGAAATAGTAGCTTTCTTCGTTTCATTAAATGCTGCATCAGCAGGATTTAGCCCAACTTTCTGAAAGTCCATACCTTCCTCTAAAATGGCAGTACCTCCAGCGTTTTGACTACCACCAAAAGCACGGTTAAAACTACCTTTTAATCTATCGTATGCTTCATTTGTTAATCTTCCAGGATGCTTTAAAACTCCGTTTAAGTGTGCGCCATTCTTATAAAAATTAGCACCGTAATTTCTATTCGCTAATGCAAGCCCAAAATTATCACGGTGAACGTCTGGCACTAACAACGCCTTAACTCCATCCCATGCAAGATTAGGAATGTAAATAATATTCTCGCTTCTGTATGTTTTGTTATTCTCTTTATTCTTAAATACAAGTTCATTCCTACTATTGTAACTCATTTCAACCTTAGTTGGATTGAGAATAGTGAATGAGTTTATTCTTGTAGTTATGCTATTTCTATTAATGGCTGCGTAAAAAGCACCATGAGACAAATAGTGTAATACCATTGTCTTAAAAAATGTATGTGAGGTATATAACTCGGAAGGCTCGCGTGAAATTACCTTATAATTAGGATGGTCTTTTGCTATCCTTACAAATCCATCCTCTTGTTTTTCAATAATATCAAAAGGAATAGATGCGACTACACCGCCAAGTATTTGAGTAGCGCGATAAAAAGCAGGAAGTCCTATAATTGAATATTCATCGACCGCAACACCAGCCGTAGAACCACGCTGAAAGAGTGCGCCTAAGGTATCACCGTTTATAGGTGTGTTAGGGTTTTCAATACTTGCGCGAGTATTAGAAAAAAAAGACCGCATGGAGTTAAATATTCCCATGCGGCAAATATATATCAGATAAGTATGAAGTAATGGATTTTTGGTAACAGGTTACACAAACCTAATCACCATGTAAAGGCTTTTAGCTTTTCGAAAACTATCGTAAGTTTTATATTTTTCATCAAGTCCGAAGGTATCTCTTTCTTCCTCTAACTTTATCCATGCTTCTTGATGTGTACGACATTCTCCCGATAATTCATAAAATCTATTAAAATATCCATCAATCGAATTAATCTGCCTAACTTGTTTGGCATAATCTTGTTTTGTCATTAACTTTTCCATAATTGATATTTTTATTTTGTCAATTAGGTACATTTCTATAACATTAACAATCCTTGTTGGCGTTCACCAGAAGTGTAAATAGTTGGCTTATCTTCTACCATTATTTGAGCATAAGCCATTACCATCGCTACGGGCCCATCTACTTTTTCAGTTGACTTAGCTTTATCTATTTTGATATTTCCAGCAGGGTCAAATCTAAGCATAACATTTGACATCATCCATTCCATAACTGGGTTTCCGTCGTGTGTAATCTCTGAAGATAAAAACATCTTTTCTACCTCTTTAGTTGGTGCAGACATTGAAATAAATCCCTGTCCAAATGGCTTCATAATTGCTCCATCATTTGTAAGCTGTATAACAAGTTGCGAGGCATTCCATCGGTCAAAAGCTATGCACTCGATTTTATACTTTGCCGTTAATTCAATGACTTTAGCTTTTATAAAATCGTAGTCGGTCACGTTGCCGTCTGTCATTACAATGTCGCCATCCTGTGCCCATTGAATGTAGTTGACACCATCCGAAAGAGATCTTTCTCTAACGTTATCTTCAGGACAAAAGAAATAGGATTTTATGTGTGGCTTATCAATTCCCTGTTGTACGGGAAAACAAAGAACTAAAGCTGCAATATCTCTAGTAGATGCAAGGTCTAAACCAGCGAAGCACTTTTTATTATAAAGTACGTCATCGTTAACTTTTAATCTTGTTGCCTCGATATAACTATTGGAAATCCAAACGCTGGAGGTAGTTGTCCATACGTTTAAATTTTTAGTCATGAATTGAATTTGCTTTGCGGCCCCTTCATTCAATGCCTTTTGAAATTGGTCATCCATGTAACTAATATACGGAGTAACGCCAAGATTAGGATTAGATTTTGTCCAATTCTTTTTATCCTGCCAGTCATCGCCTTCATCTAAGCAAAATAGTAAAGGAAAAACAGATTCATCCATTTTTCTTTTTTCAAGAATATCAACCATTACTTTACGAAATTGGTAACATGGTGATTCACGGTTAAATCCTGCAGTTGTAGTAATTAAAAGTAGTGGCTGTGTTCTGGAGCCCATGCCAGTCTCCATTACTTCCGCAACGTCTGATGTTTTTGCCGCGTGATATTCGTCAATTAAAGAAAAATGGGGGTTTAAGCCGTCTAATGTGTCAGCATCTGATGAAACTGCCGTAAATTTTGAGTTAGTAGATGGTACGTTGCAGTTATATTTTAAAACATTAACTAACTTGTTAAATGTTCTTGAATCTACCTTTAATGATTTTAGAAATACCTTTGCCGTATCAAATGCTATCCTCGCTTGATCTCTCGTCGTTGCAGCAGTATAAACTTCCGCTCCCGTTTCATTGTCACATAAAAAACAATATACCGCAATGGCAGCCGCTAACTCTGTTTTACCGTTCTTTCTTGCTATTTCAAGATAAGCCTTTCTAAATCTCCTACCTCCTTCCTTTCTTTGCCAACCAAACAGGACTTTTATAAAAAACTCTTGAAACGGTTGTATATTAAATCTTTGCCCTGCATATTCGCCTTTAGTATGTCTAAGGGCAGAAATAAAACCAAAAGCCCTGTTGGCGTGAGCTTCGGAGTAAACATAATCCCATTTTTTATTTTTCAAATCATTCAAATGTCTTTGAACGGCTAATCTTGCATAATTGCCTAATATTAAATTCCCCGAAACAACATCCTCAATAAATTTCATTTAGTTGCTTTAACCTCAATGGCAATAAATCGAAATAGAAATAGAAAGCTAACAAATCCGATTGCCTCTAAATAATCGATATAATCAAACCAAAAGAATTTTACAAACAACCAATTCCATAAATAATAAAATGGCACCGATAAAGCCGTTATCATAATGGCAACTACTATGATAAAGGTTAATATTTCATATATATTTTGTTTCATTAGTTCATTTTTAAAAGTTTTGCTATTTCATCCTCTTCTTCACCAGTACCATCTTGAAAATATTCTAAAGTTAACCTTGACTTCGGATCTAACCCTAAAGTTCTGGATAATTCAAGAAATAGTTCAAATCCTTGCTTAAATGCAGTCCATTCGGCACTTACCTGTCTTGCACCATTAGGATGAATCATAACTGCACCGTCTTTGCTCAATATTTCAGCATTGTGCAATAAATGACCTATGGCACGCGCTGCTATTGAAAGGTAAATTTCATCAACTTGCTTTCCTGCTTTGTGGATATGGAGGTGTTCACGAATACGATTATAAATTCTTTGTTCACCAGCATCAAGTTTAAACATCGGCTCACCAATTTCACCCGGTGTAAATGTTTTTATTCTGGAGACATTCAATGTGCCCTGAAGGGCTTTTGTCTTATTGCTTTTGCTTTGCATTTTTCGTGTGTTTTGTGAATGATTTGGGATTTCAATGCGAACCCCCTTTTAGGGATTGAATTAACGTGTTCTT